AATTATACTTCAGAGCTGCTTGTTTTATATCTGAACAGAGTAAAAGGGTATAAGAGAGTGAGAAAGAGAAGGCCTAAGGTTTTGATAGATAATAAGATGCCGGGCCTATAGTTTTTTATGTTAATAATAATTATAATAGCTCGCCCAATTTCGGTTAAACAATCAGAAAAAATACGATATTTAAAAAATATGAAAAAAGCAAAAGCAAAGCAAAGGTACACAGGAAAGTCAGAACGTGTACAAGAATACATGGAATATGTGTTACAATCATTGAACAATAATTATAATGAGATACCCGACCAGTTTGTTATCTCATTAGACATGTTGGCAAATATGTTGACAATTATGAATGACGCGTATGATTTAATACAAGTTGAAGGTTTGACAAAAGATGACAAATATCGTGGAAAACAATCTTCAACCGCATTACAAACATACCTGAATGCACAAAACTATGCTGCAAGGATAATATCGAGTTTTGGATTGACTCCAGCCTCAAAAGCAAAAATAAAAAAGGATAAAGAAGAAGTTAACGTTCAAGAGTTTTTAGAACATTTAACAGCGTAATTATGAAGATAATATGCGGGATTTATAAGTTTACGAACAAGGTTAATCATAAGATTTACATTGGCAAGTCGGTGAATGTTTATGGACGTTATGAGTCACATAAAAAAACTGCATTATCAGGTAAAAAAACATTGTTTTATAATGCATTGAGAAAATATGGAATAGATAACTTTGACTTTGAAATAATTAAAGAATGTTCAAGAGAAGAACTCAATGAATATGAGAAGTTTTACATAAAGTTATATGACTCAAACAACCCACAATATGGTTATAATATGACGCCTGGTGGTGATGGTGGAGCAATGACTTATGGCCCATGGAATAAGGGAAAGAAAATGACTTCTGATTTTAAGAAACGTGTTTCAGAAAGCGTTAAGAAAAGAATGAAAGATCCTGTTTTAAAGGAAAAAATGAGTAAATCTTTGAAAGAAGCATTTTCAAAACCTGAAACAAAGAAAAAAATGAGCAAAGCAAAGAAAGGCAAGAAACCATGGAACAAAGGAAAGCATTATACAGGTATAAAGAAAAAATCAAAGGAAAGCATTGAGAAAACAAGATTAAAGAATATAGGACAAAAGCGAACAGAAGAACAAAAGAAAAGAATAAGTGACTCACATAAGGGTAAAATAACAAGTGAAGAAACAAAGCAAAAACAGAGAAATGCTCATAAAGGAAAGAAATACAATAAAATGAAAGATGAAGGTAAACAAAACATATCAAAAGCACAAAGATATAGGTTCGCCGAAGGGTTAACAGATGAGCAAAAAGAAATATATGTTTCAATAGAGTCTGCAGAAGAGCGCAGATTATATAAGCAAAAATGCATAAATATGATTTGACAAAGGAATATATACAGTACTGCGAGGATATCTTGACAGGGAAAATAGTTTCGTGTGAAGCTGTTTATCTGCAATGTAAACAATTCAAAGAACGTTTCAACCGAGAAGATATTTGGTTCGACTATGACACTGTTGACAAGAGGATTAGATTTGTAGCAAAGATGCACCACTGGACTGGTGTGCATAATGGAAAACCGTTTAACTTGCTCCCATGGCAACAGTTCGCATTCGCAGGGATTTTCGGTTTCAAGTGGGTTAGTGACAACACAAGAGTTACAAAGAATGCACTAATCATGCCAGTCAGAAAGAATGGCAAGACAACGCTTATGGCAGCAATAGCGTTGGTTATGTCAACAATAGATGGAGAAAACGGAGCCGAAGTTGATTTCATAGCAAACTCGTCAAAACAGGCAAACATTGGTTTTAGTGCCTGCAAAAATCTAGCCGAGAGCATTGACCCAAATAAGATAATTTTCAAAAGATATAGAGACTCAATAAAAGTTGAGTCAACAAAGTCAATTATACAAGTTTTGTGTTCAGACTCAATGACATTGGATGGATATAACTCAAGCTGTACATTAATCGATGAGTTTCACGCTGCGAAAGATTGGGAGTTATATAACGTAATGAAGTCAAGTCAGGGTATGAGAACTCAACCGTTGACAATAGTATGTACGACAGCAGGTTTTTTGTTGTCGGGGTACCCATTGTTTGAAATGAGAAAAACATGTATAGAGATATTAAAGGGACGTAAGACCGATGATAGTCAGTTTTCATTGATATATGAACTTGATGAAAATGATGATTTTAGAGATAGAAAAAACTGGATAAAATGCTGCCCATCACTTGGACAAACTGTTTTAGAGTCATACATTGACGACCAAATAAGGGCAGCTACAAATCAACCAAGCTTAGAAGTTGGTGTCAGAACAAAAAACTTTAACCAGTTTGTTCAGTCAAGCGAGGTTTGGTTGTCGGATGCAACAATAGGCAAAGTCATGGATGACGTTGATCTTGATGACTTCATAAAAGAAGATGCATATGCTGGAATAGATCTTGGTTCAACAAGTGACTTAACTTGCTTGACAATAATGTTCCCACCGAACAACAAAAGAAAGAAATGGCCTGACAAGTTTGTGTTCAAAACATTTGAGTTTGTTCCGCAAACAACATTGGAAGGTATAAATGGAACAAAATATGTTGACTGGACAAAACACTGTGCAACATTTAACATAACTGACGGCAATGTTACAGATTATGATTATATACTTAACGTTCACATAGAAATGAATAAAAAGCATAATTTGATTTTAACGGCGTATGATAGTTGGAATGCATCACAATATACAGTCAACGCAACCAACGCAGGACTTAATTTGGTCCCATTTTCACAATCATTGGGTAACTTCAATAGACCGACAAAGCAATTAGAGAGACTCATTTTGTCGGGTCAATGTGTGATAGATAATGACCCATGCGTCAGATGGTGTTTCGGCAATGTTGTGATGAAATATGATCATAATGAGAACTGCAAACCGACAAAGACAACAAGAGAGCAAAAGATTGACCCAATCGTTTCAATGTGCGAAGCACTTGGAGCTTATTTAGCCGAAGGCGGAGAAGACATAGAGATTGTTTAATTATAATTAATTGGCTCTTAATAACTTATATATGTTGAAAAATAATAACTAGAATGTCTATCTTATTATATAAATTTAAAATTTATAAATTTTATTAAATAACAAATAAATAAAACAAAGATATGTTTGAGAAAGTAAACCCTAAGCACCCTGATAAAGTTGCGGATCGAATAGCTGGCAGCATAGTCGACTTGGCATACGCACAAGAAGAAAGACCTAAGATAGCAGTTGAGGTCTTGATAGGTCATGGGACTTGTTTGATAATCATTGAATGCTCAAAACCCATAGATGAGCAAAAGATAAAAGAGAATGTGTTCCGTATCGCAGAAACACAAGATTTAGAGATCACAATAAAGCAGATACCGCAAGATGTGCATTTAGCAGAAAACCAGAATGATACAGAGTTCCATTGTGGCGACAACGGTATCTTCAAGGGATGCCCAGTTACACCTGAGCAACAAGCACTTACTGACTTGGTTGGTGACTTATATGAGTTTTGTTCACATGACGGAAAGTATATCATTGATGAAAGTGAGAAACTTATAGTTAGTTGTCAATCATGTGTTGAAAGTAGCGCATTGAACAACCACATTTGGGATAGCACAAAGCGTGTTTCTTATTATGATTGGAACTTGATTACAAACCCACTTGGATATTGGACGGGAGGCATTGATGTTGACTCAGGAGCAACAAACAGAAAGCTTGGATCAGATATGGGCAATGCTGTAACAGGTGGTGGTCTTCATGGCAAAGACCTGAGCAAAGCAGATGTTACATTGAACATTGTTGCTCATTTGAGAGCTCAAGAGGATTATCATTGTTATGACTTGAAATGCTCAATCGGTCAAAGCGAACTATATGGAAAGAAATATGATGATTATGTGAAAGAAGCAAAAGAATACATAGACTCCATTGGTGGATTTGAGAAGTTCGCAGAATGGGGACTTATACGACCAAAAAATACTTGATAATATGAAAACATGATGCGATTGACACCAGAACGTAGATCAGCACGTTCTAAGAAATACAAAACTGTTGATAGAGAAGATTTGTTGAGAGGTGATTATGTTAAGAACTTGTCAGCAGACAAACCAAACTACTCAGCAAAAGATGAGTACTACACACCGATGATAATGGTTGAGAAGGTCTTTGAATACTATATACTACCAGAGCAATTAAAGGGCAAAGTCATTTACTCGCCAGCCGATTGTGAACAGTCAAACTTCACAAAATACATTGATGCTCACAAAGATGATCTTGGAATACAAGAGTTCATACATACTTCTGATGACTTCAACACACATAGAGACCTGTTTGAGAAAGCCGACATTGTCATAACAAACCCACCGTTTTCTAAGATAGTAAAAGAGTTGCTACCGTTGTTGAAAGAAACAAACACTGATTATTTTCTGTTTGGGTCTTTAGTTGATGTTGAACAGTATCATAAAGTTGACAACAACTCAAAGTTTTATTATGGTTGCATTAGAGAACCATTTGACACACCATTTGACTCAAAACAAGTTGTTGGAACAAACAAGATTTTCATTAACTATCAAATCTTCATGACAACACTTGACATCAACCCAGAGATTGAGAAAAACGACCTAAACCATTATTTTACTCATTATTTTAGCAAGAAAAGAAAGAAAGTTGAAGACCTGCCTACAATGACGATCGAAGATCTTGGAACGTTCCCATTGATTGATTACATTAGAGACTTCCCTGTTGATTGTGATGGGTTGGTTTTGGCACCACTATCAGCAATAATGCACCCAAGTTTTCTTGTTTATGACACTGAAATGAATGAAAAGAAGTTACAGCCTGGCAGAAGGAAAATAAAAGTAACAACTTCTGATGGTAAAAACAGGTTCAGTAGAGTTTTCGCAAGAAAGAAGGACATTCCAGAATGGGAAAGCCTTAAATAATTTTAACATTCTTATAATACTTTACAAACTGTTCCACAAATATGGGACAGTTTTGTTATAAATAACCAACAGAAACGAAACGTTTCTATGGGTTATTTAAATAACCAACAGAAACGAAACGTTTCTATATTATTAAATAAATGAAAATGAAAATCTTATATCATGGGTTTATTTAACAGAAATAAAGATACTGACAAAAGATCTGTTGATCAACAAACAACAGTTGTCACAGAAAATGGTTATACAGTACCAGTTGGAATAGGTTTCTTGGACAATTATATAATAAAGGGCAGCGATTTAACCAAGTTATCTGCAGGTTTCGCTGCAATCGATTTGATATCAAGCAAAATCGCAAGCATACCTATTTATGTTAAGGCTGGTTCAAAATATGGAGAAAGAGTCGACCATAGTTTCAATCATGTTTGGGACACTTCATTGATGTCAAAGTTCATTACAATAAAACAGTTGGTTTGGGACACACTTGTTTATGGCAATGGCATTGCTTATATAAACAGAGCAGATGATGGAACGGTAATCGACATTATTTATGTTCCGTACGGAGATTACTCAATAATTTACAATGAGGTCACTCACAAACTATACTATATGATACCTACATTGTCAAAGAAGAAAATCGAGCCGATTAACGTTATACATATCATTAAAAACACAAGAAATGGTGTTGTTGGACTTGGAGTTGATCATTACTCAAGAAATACTGTTTACTTGTCATCTATAACTGATAAATCTGCTGCAAGTTTCTTTGACAATGGTTGTGCAGTGAGTGGCATTTTGAAATCAAGCAAAGTTCTTGATACTGAAAAGAAACTTGATGCAAAGAAATCTTGGCTTGAAGCACTTGGTCCTGGCAAGAATGGAGGCATTGCGGTTCTTGGGAATGACTTTGATTATCAACAAGTTGGCGCAACAAGCTCAGACACACAATTACTTGAGTCAAGACAATTCAATATCAGGGAGATAGCAAGATTTCTTGGCATACCGCCTGAGTTGATTGGAGATGACACAAACAAGGCTTACAACTCACTTGAACAAGCAATTCAAGCACTTATAACATTCACATTGAGCCCATTTATATCAATTCTTGAAGAAGAGTTCAATCGTAAATGCTTGAAACCAAGCGAAAGAAGAGAATATGTGATTGACTTCGCAGAAGAAGAGCTTATTGTTTCAGACAAGAGTACAGAAAGCACTTATCTTAAGACTTTGGTTGATGCAGGAATAATGACAAGAAATGAAGCACGTAGACAACTTGGACTTCCACCTGTTGATGGTGCTGATGACTTGGTGATCCCATTTACTGACATTTCACAAAACACTATTGGTTCAGCTGAAGAACCAGATGAGAATGAATAATAACAAATTGGTACTTAATAACTTATAACTATTTAAGAATTAATAATTTACAAATAAATTAATAAAAAATATGAAAAATACAAGATACTTTGATGACTATCAATCTGCTTATAACTATTACGGAGGCGCAGTAGTACCAAGCACTGAGATTGCTCTTGTTGGCAATGGATCATATGTGTTTGTTTCGTCAGATAATGCGTTTGGAGGCAATCAGCAATACTTTGATGCAAACTTGACAAATGACGAGATTGTTGACAACTTGACATATACTGCGTATAATCAAGGTTTCAGTTATGGTGAAAGCGTAACATACCCTATCGCTTACGAGGCTGGTTATAGTTACGGTTATGACATTGGCGATACTGATGGATATGCTAATGGACTAGCTGACGGTGAAGCTGCTGGCTATGAGACAGGATATGCTGAAGGCGTAGCTGCTGGGACAAACTGGATCGACGTTCTTTACTTAGATGAGAAGACAAACGCTGAGACTTATTTAGGAATTACAGGCACTTGGCCAGGTGAAGACGGAGGCTTCCAAAAATACAACTACCACGAATTCGTGGACGAAGGCGTTCCTTATGATAGAGCGCTTGGGCTTGTTCAAGGACTTCAGACAAACAAAACATTGATGAAACTCATCAAGATCACAAAGGATGCAAATGACAACTCTATAGTGACTACACAAGCTTTCAACTTCAACTATGATGGCACCAACATTGGATCAATCTATATAGACGGCAATACTTTCAGTTCAATTTTTTGTTTCTGGAGCACTGTGACACTTGCTGTTGGTGACGAGGTTATTTTAGACTGCGCTGCACAGATCGACTACCAAGGCGCAACATTGGCATTTGGCTTGTTCGGTGGATTTGACGAAAATACTTCAGGCCCAGCTACTTACAAATGCGAAACTGCTGGCACTTACACATTCGCAATGATAATAGACCCACCACAGGTTCAAGATGGTAGAGCCGATTTGGAAATCACTACTATGTTCAACTATGAAGGTTCAGCTACTGTTCCTGCAATAACTGTTCCAACTGGCGAACCTGAGACAGATTATTTATGTATACAAAAAGTTAATGCTGATGGCACTGAAATAACTGATACAACTCAACAGATTAACATTCGTGTTTGGAGAGACTTAAACACAACAAGTCCTATAGTTTTAGAATATAGCACAGACAAAGTTAACTGGAAAAAAATAACTGTTACATCAAATGGTGTTTATATGCAAGTTATGGGTTATGATGAAACAAATGATAGAAACAAGATCTATATAAAAGGAATAAATAGTACTATACTTATGGATCTTCATTTCTTCAACACTTATGATGCTAATTATTACAAAGTTTCAGGTAACTTACATAGTTTGTGTTTTGGAGACAATTACTCAAGTGCTACAGATGTTGTTATAGAAACAAACGGACTGTTCTTAGAGTCAAAAGTTGTAGATGCGTCACAACTAAATGTATCAAATGTGATTTGTTTTGGCATGTTTGATGGATGCACATCATTAGTAAGCGCACCTATACTATCAGATGACGTTATAAAATACAATCAATATAACAATATGTTCAAAAACTGCACTTCACTTACTTCAGTGGTATGTTTAGGAACACAAGTATATAGCGCAAACATTGTAGATTGTTTTGATGGTTGTTTTGAAAACGTTGTGACAACTGGTGTTTTATACAAAAACCCATTAACTAGCAGTTCATTTTTTGAAGGTCCTGATTATAATGACCCAATGACAGACCCAGAAACTGGTGACATAATATATGACCCAGAAACTGGTGAACCTATGTACAATACTAAGACAGTGTACCCAACAACTTGGACAATACAAGATTACGCAAGATAAACATAAATATATAATGAGAGCTTGGAGCTACGGCTCCAGCTCTCTAACCAATTAAGAATAAATAAGTTATAAATAATTAAAAATGAAAAGGTTAGAAACACGCGCAATAATCGATAATAACGAGAATGACGAGTCAAGAATTATTACTGGCAAAGCAATAACATTTGACACGCCTTCACAGTATATTGGTTATACTGAATACATACGCAGTTCGGCAATAACTCAAGAGCTTATAAACAATAGCGACATTATCATGAACTTCCAACATGATGATACTCGCATGTTGGCAAGATGGACGAAAGGTCAAGGAACTTTGAATGTTGAACTTAGAACAGATGGTGTTTATTTTTCATTTGAGGCTCCTGACACAACTCTTGGAAATGACATACTTTGGCACATTAGACATGGAAACTTACAAAAATGTAGTTTCGCATTTACTATATCTGACAATGGTATGCATTGGTACAGAGATGATGAAAACAACTTATGTGGGGAGGTTGTTGACATTGACGGACTTTATGACTTGTCAATAGTTACAACCCCAGCTTATGATGACACTTTTGTTGATGCTCGTGACTTTGACTTGGATGCAATCAAACGCTCTTTAGATGAAGCACAACCACTTGTAAGCGAAGAAGTCAAAGAAGTGATTGAACAAGAAGTCAATGAGCAACCAAACAAAACAGAAAATGAAAATGAACAACTTGAGAAGGAACGTTTCTATATTATAAATAAATTGGATGGACTTCTTAAGCAAACTTTAGATCACATTAAATAAATATCTATATTAAATAAAATGAAAAGAAACTCATTAGAGATACTCGACAAAAAGAACATTCTTGTTAAACGTAATCTTGATATCTTGGGTGTAGCAAAAAAAGAGGAACGTGAACTCAACGATGAGGAATGCAAGGAGTTCGAAGAAAACGAGACAGAGATTAAAGAGCTTGATAGTGAGCTTGAAGAGCTTGACAAAGAGCTTGAAAATGAAGAAAATGAAAATAAAAATACTAACGAAACCGAAATGGAGAAAAAGAGTTTTTCAATCGTAAAAGAGATCCGTAACGCAATGGAAACTGGCAAACCTATCAACTTCCGTGCTGGTGAGCCTAACTACAGTGTTACAGCAAATGGAGAAGACGTTGTCGAAACAGATGTTTTGGACATTCTTGAACCACTTAGAGCAAACTTAGTTTTTTCTAAAGTTAACGCTCATTATCTTGGCAACTTGGTCGGCGATGTACAGGTGCCTATTATGACTGCTACAAACGTTAATTGGGCTGGTGAAGTTGCTGCTGCAACCGATGGTAGCGGTACATTGAGCAATATCACATTGTCACCAAAGAGATTGACCGCAAAGGTGCCGATTTCACTTCAAATGCTTGCTCAAACTTCACAAGACATTGAAGGCATTATCATGAACGATCTTATCAAAGCAATCGCTGACAAGATTGAAGCTACCGTTCTTGGATATGCTGCTGGTACCACCACTCAACCTGCTGGTATGTTTAACGGTGCAACTTTGACCGACATTACAACTTACGGAGATCTTTGTGACTTCGAAGCTGGTGTTGAAGAGAACAATGTTTATGGCTCAATGCACTATGTTATTACTCCAAAGGCAAAAGCTTATTTGAGAGGCTTAATTAAGGGTACGAATAATACAGATATGGTGTACACCGCTGGTGAGATTGACGGTACCCCAACTGAGGTTACTACCAACGTGGTTGCTGCTAGCGGAGACAAGCTTGGCGTAATCTATGGAAATTGGGACAACTTATATATCGGCACATGGTCAGATGTTCGTATCGATGTTGTTCAGGACTCTGCAACTTTGACAAATGGTCAAATCATGTTAATTGTGAACTTCTTCTGCGACGCAAAGGTAGCAAGAACTGAAGCATTCGCTCTTGGACATGTTGTAAAACCTGAAGATTAATCATAGAGACTCTGTTTAAACTCTATATATATCTTTGTTGTGGGGGCAGGAATACTGCCCTGCCCCCATTTTAAAAATACATTTCAACACATTAATGGGGAACATTACAGATTTTCAGAGTACACAATATCTTGATTTAGAGACAGCAAAGGCATGGCTTAACATTGAACCACAGTTTCAAGAAGACGACCTGTTGATTTATGCATTGATTGATGTAGCCCAGGCTGCTGTTGAAAAGTATATCGATCAACCACTTGAGGACATTGTCAAAGATGGTGTGCTACCAAGCCCAATCAAACAAGCAATGTTGTTCTTGATAGGAACATATTATGCGCAACGTGAGAGCATTACTTCAGGATCATATCAACCTGTTCCGCATACATTCGAACTATTGTGCGACTTATATAGAAATTACGACTACGAAAAGGCTGTAAATACAAAAAATAACTAAGATTAAATCATGTGGGCTGGATTATTGAATGAACATGTTGACATTATGAAATACGTAACAACGTTGAATGAATATGGCGAGACAATACAAACTCTAACCAAAGTTTACTCAACAAGAGCAAAGGTTGTTCATTTAAGTGGGTCAAGAACAAACAGAAATGATGAAATACAGTACCCTTACTCAAAAACTTACGTGATGAGATACCATACGCCTATTGATGAAGACAATCTTATAAAATGGGACAACAAGTTATGGAGAGTGTTATCTATTGATCATGATAGAGGAATGCAGCAAACAGTTATAATTACAGAAATTGTGAACGAATGAGAAACAGTGGGTTTGTTACAAATGTTGTAGATGTTTGGGAAAAGTTTCAGGAATTGACAAGTACTGAGATGACAAAGGCAATAAAGAGGGCGCTTAACGCAGCTGCAGCAAATCTACAGGCACAAACCAAGACAAATCTATCGTCTGCAATAAAATCTGATACTGGTGGTCATGGAAAGTTTTCTGACAGAATGATTGACGCAGTTCGCAGAAATGGAGCAAAAGGCAACTATGATGAAGAATTATACTCAGTTGTTCATATATTGGGTTCTTACGCAAGTTCATCTGGAACATACAGAGCAAGGTTTCTTGAAAAGGGCACACAACCAAGATACGCAAAGACATATCATGGACAACCACTTAAGAAACCAAAATACACTGGTGAAGTTAGACCGAAATGGTTTTTCAAGTCGGCAAACCAACAGATTGAGTCACAGCTCCAAAATATCTATATTGAAGAGATTAACAAAACCATACAAAAATTGAATAATACAAAACTATGACACATGCAATAAAGATTGGTAAGGTTATCAGGGAACAACTTATGGCTGACTCAAACATTGTGGCAAAGATTGAAAATAAGGCATTCCCACTGATTGCTGAAAATGACACAACATTCCCATTTATTTGTTATACAAGGGAAACAATAAACCCTGAGCAAAACACTAAAGATGGTTATGTTGGTGACAGAACAAACTTCAGAATTGATGTTGTTTCAAACAGCTACAATGAATGTGTTGACATATCTGACTTGGTTCGTGAATTGTTTGAGAAAAGAATAATAAACTCAATAACACATGGTATGCAACTTCAAGATTGCTACATGAGTGGAATAAATGAGTTCTGGGACTCTAACACATATATTACTCAACTTAGGTTCACATGTGTTGTGAAAAACTTGGTTGTTCAAAAACCTACTAACTGAAACGGAAAGTTTCTATAGGTTATAAATAACCAACAGAAACTAAACGTTTCTATATTATTAAAATGATAAAAATACTTAACATATAAAAATGGATTACATCAAAGGTAGTGATTTAATGCTTTTCGTTAAAAACACAAATGGTGAGGTTAAGTCATTGGCTTTCGCAACCAATCACACTCTCAGCATATCAGGAGAAACCACAGATGTCAGTACTAAGGATCATGGCATTTACGGCGCAACTGAAGTCACAAGAATTAACTGGAGCATTACAACTGATAACTTATATACTGTTTCTACATTCAATGAATTATGGGACAGAATGGCAAGCAGACAAACTGTTGAGGTTTACTTCTGTTTGAAGACCCCAGCTGAAAGAGCTGGTACTCCTGCAACTGTTAACTTGGAAGGTGATACTTACGACAGCTGGACTCCAACTTCAACAGAGGGCGAAGAGGGTTACTATGGCAGAGCATTCATTACATCACTTGACGCAAATGCACAATCTGGAGAGAATGCAACATTTAGTGCAACATTCAGTGGTGTTGGTGCATTGACAAAAGGACTTTATGGTTCAGTTGAAGCATCTGCTGGTGGCAGCACAGACATTACAATCGGTTCTGGCGCAAGCGCACAAAAATACAGCAGAGCAACTGGTACATTTGATAGTGAAACTGATTACTATATCTACAGCAACGGAGAAATGGTAAAGGTTGAAATTGACTCAACTGAGTACAGCTCTGGCAAACAACATTACTACGTTGAAAAAAGTAACTAATCTATAATTATACATATTTGTTTCGTTTTTAACGGGGTTCCAAGGGACGCATTGAGCGTCCCATTTTTCGTTTTCGTAAAAATCAAAGTATCGGAAAGTTACTATATTATACTATTAAAAATAATTAACATATAAAAATGAAGATGCATATAAAAGACAGAGAAGTTGAGCTTAGATATACAATGAGAGCTCTTATCATGTATGAGAACATTATGGACAAACCGTTCGCACCAAAGACAACTATGGACATTGTTGTTTTCATGTTATGTGTTTTGTTGGCAAGTGACAAGCAACTTCAACTCACATTAGATGAATTACTTGACATTATTGATGAAGACACAAACATTTTTGTTGAGTTCGCAAACTGGTTGACTGATGAGGTAACAAAGCAAAACATGGCAACTCAGGACACCCATATTGAGGTCGAGCAAGGAAAAAAAAAGAAATAAAGTTAGTCATTAACTATTTGTTCAGGGTTTTCTGTTTTGAATATCGAATAGTTAGTGTTGATTATTTTATGGATGAAATGCAGGAATGGGAAGCACAATCTATAATAACAAACTTGAGATATGTGGACAGAAACGACAGAGAAATGAGGAGAATGGAACTGTTCGTAAACATTCAATCAAACTCAAAGAACAAACTTAAGATTGAGGACATTCTAAAACTTCCATGGGACGATGAAAACAAAAATACTGGAACAAAGATAACTGAGGAACAACAGAAGGAATTAAGAGAAAGAGCAGCAAAAATAGCAAACCATATACAACATATTACAAAGTTTGAAAATGCTGATATGAGTAACTATTTAACTGACAATAGGTTATAAAAAATAACATAAATTAAGATGGATCTAAAAAGCAGATTAACCCTCGATGGTTCCGATTTTTCACAGCAAATGGAAAATGCAAGTGAAAGCGTTAACAAGTTCAATAAAACCACTGAGGATGCAAACAAAACAATAGATGATCTTGGAAAATCAACGAAGAAAAGTGCGTCTGAGTTATTAAACCAAATGAAATCGATGGAGGGACTTGGGCGTTCAACAAGTAACTATCGCTCTCAGCTGGCTCAAATGACACGTCAAATACAGGATTTGACTGTGAATTACAGGTCAATGAGTGATGAAATGAAAAACAGTGACTTTGGTCGTGAGGTTGCTGCAAAAATACAAGAGTTGACAAACGAAGCGTCAAACATGAAAGATACAATACAAGATGCAAGTGCGTCTGTGAAATTGTTGGCGTCAGATACTTCAAGACTCGATGCAGCAAAACAAGGTATACAAGGTCTTAGTGCAGCATTTTCATTGGTTGCGTCAGCTGGCATACTTGGAGCCGACTCAACTGAGAAAATGGTGAAAGTGATGGCAAGGTTGAAAGCGATTGAGTCCGCAACAAATGCTGTGATACAAATAGCAAATGTTTTGAACAAAGACTCAATCTTGATGCTTAAGATAAAAACAATACAAACAAACATGGCGACAAGGGCAACACAAGCCCAAACAAGTGCAACTGTTGGAGCAACTGTAGCACAAAAAGCATTTAATACAGCCGCAAAGGCAAACCCATATGTGTTGTTGGCTAGCGTGATTTTAACTGTTGTTGGAGCCTTGACTGCATTGACAATAGGAACAAATGATGATACTGAGGCACAAGAAAAACATGCAAAGGCAATCGAAGAGCAAAACAGAAAGTATCAAGCATATGCAAATGAGTTGAGCAATGTGATGGTGAAATACAAGCAACTTCAAATCACTTGGAAAGAGCTTAATAGCGATATGGAACGTGAGAACTTCATAAAAGAACACAAGAAAGACTTTGATGATCTTGGCATTTCAATAGAAAACATAGATCAAGCTGAAAAAGTTCTTGTTTCAAATACTTCTGATATGGTTGAGGTTTTCGCATTGAGAGCACAAGCCGCAGCCGCCGCAAGTTTGGCAGCAGATGCTTATAGTAAAGCATTGTTTAAAGAGCAACAAGTAAGCAACAACAAAAAGCAAACATTCACAGCAATGAGTGAGATACCTGAGGGCATGTACTCAGATTATAAAACAGAAAGAGCACAAAAACAAGGATTATCACAAAACATTAGAGGTGTTTGGTACTTCACAGAAAAAGGTGCACAAGCTGTAAATGAACTTAATAGAAACTTGTATGGAGTCAATGCTGCATTCAAAGAAGGCGATGCTTGGATGGAGAAAATGACAGACCTTCTTGAACAAGCAAAAAAGAAGACGGATGAACTTGGTGTAACTGCAAAGAAAACAACAGAAAATCTTGACTTGAATAATAAAAACACAACAATAAAGACAAAAGTTGAGCCTGTTGTTGATGCAAATAGCTTGGCTGCTTGGCAAAAAAAGGTTCAGGACATACAAAATGAGTTAAATAGGATGGACCCAAGCAACCCCGCATTTCAAACATTACTTGACCAGCTCGAAGAGGCAAAGAAAAAGGTGAAAGAGATACAAGATCAGATGCAAAGACCTGTTCAGTTCAACACGATGGAGGCATTTGGCAATCTGACTGTTCCTGACAAAGGAGTATCATTGAAACAAGCCGAACAACAAGTCAACCACTTGAAATCATTATTACAGGACATGGACCCTGACTCAATCTTAGCTGCAGTGGTCGCAAAATCATTACAAGAATGGGAAAAGAAAGTTGATGACATTAGGAATAAATATGCTCAACTTGGAGTCACAGTTGAAGAGGTTGGTGACAAACAAGAAGAAACCACTTATACAATGCAGGATTGGTACGGTTCATTGAACAACATAATCGGAGCATTTGGCAGCATGAACTCAGGAATTAGTTCAATCTATGAAAGATGGAAAGGATTTGAAGATGCAATAGATAACAAAAACCCATTTGAGACAATGCTCTATACTGTTGACTCATTATTGAGCACGTTGAACTCATTGGTTTCAATCATGCAAACAATAGACAAGCTGCAACAGTTGTTCAACACATTTTCAGCAATATCATTGGCATTGAAAAAGAAAGAGAATGCTGAAAAGTCAAAGGGCATTGTGTTGACAATGGCTGAAAACTATCAAAAGGCAAGAGAAGCTGGATTATCTGTTGTAGCGGCAATCGCAGAAGCAATCAAATCTGCGTCAAACATTCCGATGGTTGGTTGGGCAATAGGATTGGCTGCTGCCGCAGCGGTCATTGGATTGATTGCTGCAGCACCAAAGTTCGCAAAAGGTGGTATCGTTCCAGGTACTTCATTCAGTGGTGACAAGGTTTCAGCCCAACTAAACTCAGGCGAAATGGTTTTGAATACACAACAGCAAAGAAACTTGTTCGACATGTTGAATGGAAAATCAAATGCAACAGGTGGGCAGGTTGAGTTTGTGATAAAAGGTCAGGACTTGAAAGGAGTACTTAGAAACTATGACATTAAGTCAAGCAGAATATAAATATAAATAATTAACAGTTAAATTGTTATAACAATTTATCACTTAATAAGTTATGAATTACAAGGCTTATTTTACAGATATCGATGATGTTGAATATACATTAGAGATTTTCACAACTGAGGGTGGAAGCTCACAATATGAGCTCACATTGGCAGGCGACCCAATAATTGTGACAACAAAGAGCGATGGGTTGTTTACGCCTATAAAGTGCCAGTCATGCACAATAAACATAGTGACCGATGGCGGATTGTTCGACTTATATGCAATAAACCCACAAGAGGTCAAAGTGCTTATATATAAACGCAGCAACAATGAGGTGGTCTTCAGGGGCTATGCAACACCAATGCAATATGGACAAGATTGGACGACAAAAGATGTTTTATCACTTGAATGCGTGGATATCATATCTTCATTGAAGGCAAGACACTATGTTCAAATGGGACAAATAAAGGGATATAAATCAGCAGATGTTTTGATTTCTTACTTGCTCTCATGCACAGAAGACCCAAACAGTGATGAACTATACAATGTGATCAGGTGGTACTGGCCTAAACACAACTTCAAAAACTTGAACACTTATGATTTCTATAACACAGCAGAAATGCTTAGTGCAATAAAGTTCAATGAGGCAAACTTCTTTGATGATGATGACAGGCAAACACCATGGACATGTTATGCTGTGCTTGAAGAGATATGCAGGTTTTTTAACGTGAGCTTGGTCACATACAAAGGAGAATACTATTTTATCGATTATCTATATGCAGCAACTGACGCATATCAAACTTATGATTTCTGGAAATATGACTTAGACTTGAATGTTCAGAGCGCAGCAAGGACAAAGAATGTGACATTGAACATGGCAGATTATGCTGGTGGCACGGCGTCTATACAGATGCCCGAACTTTACAACTTTGTTTCGGTCAACTCAAACAGATATGATGTTGAGGAAATATGCTCAGATATTATGGATCACAAAGAATATCACATATCTATAACGAAAGAGCGCAACTTTGGCAGCGGACTTCAAGTTTGGACTCACACAAAAGAGGGATGGTTCAAGGACACTGTGACTCAGAAATGGGTATACAAGACATTCTGTAGATTAAATCAACAGAAATCAAGATGGACACACCACTGGTACAGACCGATGCAGACAACCGTAAATGGAACAACTCATAACTTATATGAGGTTGGCAACTATTATGATGGCGACACTTATGACTTAGAGATGCAAAACCCACAGGTTCTTGGTTTCTATAACCTGCCTGAAAACAAATGGATCAACACAATCGGAGCAACATTTGTTCATTACACTTCGCTTGACAGTTTGGCAAACAAACCAACCAAACTTGACTGGAATGACGTAATCATGTTCCAAACAACACACCCAACAATAAATACAGTCGGTGGTCAAGCAAACTATATGTTGTTCAAATATGGAAATATGTGGGACGGAACACTTGAGAAAGTGGCATTGACTTACACAAGTGATTATGAGCTTAACTTCAGCCCTGAGCAAGGCACTTCTTGGATTGTGTTTGATGGAAAACTTTGGTACCAACACAACGAGTCGGCTGGAGACCCAGAAATCTACCCAACATGCGGCTACTTCAACAAGAAAGAATGCAGACAAGCAATGTTCCCAATTGAAGATGTGACTGACAGAGAGCCTTTCGTACAACAAATATGGTATGGATCAGACGTTATACAGTTTTCAAGGGAAGCAAGATGGTTATATGACCCAAACTACTCAGGTCAAAGAGGATGGAAGCTGCTTAAGATTAGATTTCGTGTTGGCGACAAATACTGGAACGGGTCACAATGGACAACAACTGACTCAACATTCTACTTGAGTTTTGGCACAACAAATGAAAGAAAACCGAGCTGGACTTATAATGGCAACTCATACAAAGATTATGATGACATGAGCTGCTTGAAATGGCTTGATTGCATGAGCAACACAGATTATGAGGACAAGGTTGGAAAATCTGGATATGCGATACCGATACAGAAAGCAGACAGAGTATGCGGACAAGTGCAGATTGACATTTACATGCCGAGGATGGTGCCTTATGATGGATTTAACTACCCACAAGGTACAGATTACGAAACGTGGAAAGATCGTCAGTTTGATTGGTACATACTGAGCCCAGTTGTGTTCATGAAAGATTTCACAGTTGATTACGTTTATACTGACACTTCAGAGTGGTATATGAACGAAAATACAAACACGGATGATTTGAAATATATAAATGAGACAAAGGATGTTTACAACTATGAGAAAGAGAACACATTAAAGATAAACTCATGGCAAGAGAACAGGCCGATTGCTAAATCATTCCCAATCGTGAACTTCATTCATGGACAAGATGCTGGTCACCCGTACCCAATAAACTGTTGTGAATATGTTGAAACAATGAAAGATGAGTTCAACTATAACAATGCTCAAGCACAAGAGTATAATATAATCGACAGACAACTAAGGCATTACAACATTCCAACCAAACAGTTTACAGTTCACATGAAATGGCAAACCGACCCATGGAAAAAGTTTGTGATGAATGATGCATTAGAGCTTGACGGATATTATATCGTTGACTCACAAGAATATGACATTAGAAACAGAAATGTGAAACTCAACTTGGTCGAATATGGAGACGCAAAAAAAAGAGTTTCAAGTTAAAAATAATTTTAACATTTAATATGAAATATAACATACCGAAACTAGCGAGAAATCAATATAATTACGTGAAAGGGTTAGATGGAGAAAACTATGTGACCCAGTCACAAATGATGATGGCAACTGGAGGTTCTGGTGGCTCAATAAACTCAAATACTTTCAGTCAAAATGATCAACTTCAATCGGCAATCAAAGCAAACTGTGATATAGTTCAAGACGCTTGTTATGCTTATACATACTCAAGAACTTCTGATGCAATGAGCTACAATGACATTAACACACTTGTTAGATCAATCATAGCAGATATGAAAGCGTCTTATGATTTGGTTGATGGAAGTTATGTGATTTCAGAATGTGCTGATGTCAAAGCAAGCTGCTATGCATACACAGACAGCAAGATCGTATAATTGAGAATAACTAAAAAGAGACTTCATTTTGAAGATGTTTCTATCTTATTATATGAAAAAATTGTTTGGAAAAACAACTTACTTATAAAATGAAAAAAGATCAAACAAAAACAAGGCTTAATGTACAGTTAGCTCTTGGCGTTATACTTGTTTTAACTGGTATAACGTTGCTGTTTCTTGGTTTCTATGCACACCCAATCGGAGACATTACAAACTCTGTGCTCGTAGCGTACGGCGAGGTAAGCACATTCGCTGGAGCACTCATTGGAGTTGATTACTCTTACAAGTTCAAAACATTCAAAATTGAGGAGCAAGAAAGAACAAGAAGATATCAAAAAGAGCAACCAAAAGAAATAAACGACCCAGAAATAAAAATAACCGAAGACGAAGATGCTTAAAGACATTGTGAAAATAAACAATAAAAGTGATTTTACTATAACTAATTCACTTCCAAATGGTTATGATAACGAAAACTTTATCATTCAACTATTTACAACTGACCCAGCTGCATACTTCGAAGCAAAATACATTGATGGAGTTAACACTAACTGCACTATAGATACTGAAAACAATCAAGTTGTTGTTTACGCGAATAATCATGGACTTGACGCTGGTTGCTTACACATTGCTCAGGTTTATGATTACAATAACAATCATTTCGCAGATGGCATTGAGAACTTGAAAACTGTTGAGGAGAGCAATATATATCTTGTTGCTCAAAACTCAAATGCTACTTCAGCATTGTTTGTTGGTTCTGCACTTCCTGACTTGA